TATTAATGGCAACTAATATTATTAATCAAAATTTAGATCAATATGGGTTACAATATGGTGAAGGACCTAATCCTTACGAACCCGATTTTCGGCTGGATAATATGCCTACTAATAGAGGTTATAGAAATTTTGATGATCAAGAAGTTGGTATTATTAATACAGATATAGGTAATCAAAGGGCTGAATTAACTGAAAGTCAAACAGATTTTATTGATAAAAATAAAAGTAATTTAAATCGAGGTTATAAAGAGCCTAGCTATGTATTTGATGCAATAAATAATTCTAATCTTAATTATTTAGAAAAAAATTCACTTAATCCTTTTAAAGATCCACAAGAACCAACAACTACAAAAGAGTTTAATGATTATTTAAATAAAATAGGAATAGATCCACAATATAGAATGCCTAATAATAAACCACAAGCAAGTTTAAATAATGGAATTATGGAAAACATAGGAAATTTTTTCTTTACTCCCGCAGCAGCAGCTGAGTCTGAAATA